TATTAGCCCCACCTAAAGCCATTGATACGCTTCTAAGTTCTTCGTATTGGTTGAACTCTTCGGCGCGTTCTGGTCGTAAGTCCTCTAGTTCTGCCTCTGTTATCAGTCTTTTGGTAGTCCAGTAATGAGATTTAGTTATAGCATATTGAGCCGCGTAATACTGTTGTAAGCCTAATAGCTTTAAATACTTTTGTTGTGCAGGTTGTACCCCGAAATAGTCTGTAAAATCGTCGTTTAGTTTGTCCCATTGTTTCGCGCAATGGTTTATGATGCGTTTCGATCTCCTTTTTTTACCCTTGATTAAGTCTAAAGCGTCGTCTGCTTTCTGTACTTTCCACCAAATCACTACGGGCATAGTGTGCAAGTCGTCGTACAGCTCAGGCAAAAAGAAGCTCTTTAACCAGTTCAGGAGTATCGTTTTTAATTTCATCTATAACTATTTGTAAGTTTTCCTCGGTTAATCCTACTACGTCCTCGCCGTACACATCGAAAAGGTTCTTGTCGTCTTTGTCGCCGTCTGCCTCTATGGCTATATTGCCGTTACGCATAAAGACGCGCCACGTTTTGTAAAAGTCGCCCTCTTGGTATAATGTAACCCTATCGAACGGTAAGCCCTCAGACCTCTTTAATAGTTTGGTACTTTCGGCGTACTCTCCAAGGCTTTGCCCCTGTGAGTCTATCCCCTTTTGGAATAACTGCGCGTCCGTATTGAGTTCTATTATTAAGTCTTTCAGTTCGTCCCCTTCGATAAGTAAACTAAGAACACGCTCGGCGGTTATGCTCTGCATATTCTTAGTTACTTTTCTTATTGGGTCAAACATTAGTCGTCTTTAGACTTCTTTTTAGGCTTCTTTTTGTACCCCTCTTTAATTAATACCTCTTGTAAGGTGTCCCAAACCCTATCTAATTGGGTTGGGCTTAATTTGTGGTAGCTGTCAGGACTGCCGTACGACTTATCAAAAGCCTTACGGGTCGATCTGGCTACCCCTTGGAGTACGAAATTAATACCGCCTATCTTTTCTGTTTTCTTAGCCATTACGCGGTTGTTATAGTTTCACCTATTAAGCGTTTAAGGTCATTACCTAACTGTATGTAGTCCTCGCCAATGCCTCTAACCTCGATTACGTCCGAAGAGTCCACAGCTACGGAGTAAGTAGCTACATAAGTACCCGCCGTAGATTCTGTAAAGCTAGACAAAGTTTCTACCGTGTCGTCTGTTACGTTGTAAATCTCTAAGCTAGGCGCGTCCGCTAGTCCGCCTATCGGAACTCGTGACAATGCCCCGCCCCAATCGGCAAAAACCTTGAACGTTACCGCCGCAGTAGTAGCAGAAACAAATTCTATGTTAGCGTCTAATAGTGGAGTTACTGAGTCTAAAGAATAACCGCCCATAGAAGCCTCTTCTATAAAATCTACGTCCGCGTCTGCTGCGCTTCTAGCGTATTGAAAAGAAACCTCTACTCTAGCCGCTTCGGTGTCTGTCTTATCGTATGCCTTAACGTCTAAAGAACCGTCTACGATCTTACGACCTATAAAGTCGTCTCCTGACAGTTGACCAACTAAAGAGCCACTTCTATCTTTATACATTACTGCAATGCTTCTACATCCCATTGTATCGAGTTTAGCTTTCAGCTTGTAAGGGTCAGCAATTGGAAAAGTCATTACAACCTGTCTGATACCCTCGGACAATTTGATAATTCTACCACTTGGGAAAGTGAATGTATTAGCGTCTGCGGGTGTGCTTTGGAAGTCCTCAACGTCCTTTATCAATAGCCACCTTTCGCGAGCGTCTGCCGCTTCGAATTTACCGTCAAAAAAGGCTTGGTTTAAAGTGTCGTTAACTAAGTCAATCCCGTTGCTAGTTCCGTCTACTTTGTCCAAGTCTAAAAATATAACATCTTCTGGCACGTCTAACCCCTTTAAGCAGTTAGCTAAACCATAGTTATTGATTGAGCTACCGGGTCCGCAGCTACAAGTACCTATATTACTCATGTGTTTTTGTTTTTAATTAATAAATATATTCAAAGATACAATTTTAAATATTTTCGATTTATACACTATTAGACCAGTTAATGTCTTCTATACTGTCTATCTCTTCTTGTGTTAGTTCTTCGCGTACGTTGTCCCAATAGTAGCCCGATTCAACCACTTTAATTGCCGTTAAATTCTCTTCTGTTGGGTTCTGTATTACATCGGAATACGAATTAGACGTGCCTACAGCTATGTCTTTTATTGCCTCCCACAGTCTTAACGCCCTGCTTTCTGACTCTTCTCGCGTTCCTGTTATACCTCTAAATTCCATGCTTTAACATTAAACCGTTCTTAACTGGGTCTATCTCTTCGTCTGTCTTTACATCGCTATAAAGTACCGATTCGAATTGCTTAAAATCTCCGCTTTCTGAATTAGCGTTATTTGCTTTTGAACCGTATGTAAAGTTGTTTATTGCCTTAGTAGCTAAGTCGCCCTCTATCCAATCCTCGTTATTTATCCTTAATTTACTGTCTGTACCGCTTGCATTTACTACGCACGTAATAACTACTTTTTGTCCCGCAGATATATAATCTAATACCCCCGTTACAATTTGATCGGAAGACGATAGTTTTATTTCACCGTCTGCATTTATTTGAAGCCTGTAGTTAGTACCTCCGCCCCCTTCGTTATCCCAAATATTATTGTCTGCTGAAAGTGTAACCATTTCGATAACATCAATAGTCGTAAATCCTGCTGCTTGCCCGTAGGTAGAATTAAGTCTAGTACCTTGCGTTTTATTATATCTTATATATTCTAAGTCTCCCCCGCTTGCTTGATGCCATGTAGCTTGATCGGCTGCCACAGCTTCCAAGAAGTCAACCGTTGCGGGTGCTTGCGAATCAGCGTCAGAAACTGGGTCTAAATCAGAAACCGAACCACCATTAAACAAGGTCTGAACGTCTGGTCTTATCCATATAGTTAAATTGTCTAGGTCGTCAGGGTTTGCCGTCGCTAACGCGTTAACGTCTCCACTATTCATTGCAGAGCAATTTTCTAAAACGCTATCTGATACTAACACGGTATAAGTACCCGCTATTAGCCCCGTTGCGGTCTGCTTTGTTTCCTCTCCTGCGGGTATGCTACCGTCTTCGGTAGTCCATAAATAACTAGCCTCACCCTGTAGCCCGCTTATGTTTGCCGTGGCTGTTCCGTCTGCTGCACCTGCTCCTGTCTCGTCTGTCGTCGAAACTGTTACACCTATGTTACAACTAAGCCCGCCTATTCTATTATCACACGCCTTTTTAGTCATTACTAGATCGAAAGTAGATTCTATGCCGCTTAAGTCTTGATTGAAAAAACGACTCGTATTACCCTTGTCAGTTACAAACGTTCCCCAGTTTGCGCGGGCTATTTCTGTCCTCTCCTTTACCTCGTCGAACATATCGCGCTGCGACCTTATGGTAGCCTGTAGTAATTCGCTCATTTGTCGTATAGGCTCAATAGCGTTCGTCTTATGTTGTGCGCTAGTCCAGTCTTTATTCTTTGCCTCGTCCATAAAAAACAGTCTAGGCGTTGAGCTTCTACCGTACGGGCTACGCCTGTCGTCTATTACCGTTTCGTTAAACACTTCATAAAGCCATATAAAAGGCGTCTTACCTGCTGCGCTCTTTACCCTGCCTTGCTCTTGTCCTGCCATCATGGGCGTGCCGTGATAAAAATTAGGCTTAGGTATGGAGAAAGCTGTAACCGTTGGAACTCCCGAACCCGTAACTATTTCCTTAATAGTTATTGACTCATTAATTACAAAAGATACTATACGGTAATCTTTGCCGTCTATCGTTATAACCTTTTCAGGTCTTAGCCAATACGTGTTAAGCGTTTCTAGTGTATAAGTGCCGTCTGCGTTCGTTGTGGCTGAGTCAATAGCGAACATAGGGGTTAACTGGTCTACTAGGTCGCTTATTATGTCTACCGTGTCGGGTGTTTTAGTTGCCATCTATAACCAAGAAATAAACTCTTTTACTTTGCCTTGCCCGTCCCACTCTGGGTAAGTGGTCGAATCCTGTATAATATAATCTAGTACAGCGTGAAACGATTTAACGCCTCTGTTATATGTCTTTTCTATACCCGCCTTATTAGCTGACAGATTAACCCCGTTAGCAAATTCGTTTTGTACATATCCTACGGGCGTATTTTGTTTGCCTAAGTCTTTGGTGTACTCGAACCATATAAACATTTGTAGCATCTTTATAAACCCCTCCGAACGTATGTAAATAGGGTCAGTTTCAAAGATAGGGTTATAGATGTCTAAGAACCTAGCTGTTAGTGGTGCTTGCGGTATAGTTGGTGAGCCGTCTAGGTCTGCTATAAATAGGTCGTAAAGTTCCTTACCTAGTAAGTCCTGTAATACTTCCTCTTCTAGCCTATCTATTACCGCCTCTAAGTCTGCGGTTTGATCTTGTGCAGAGATTAAAAACTCCCCGCTTTCAAAGTCTGTTACTGCTACAAATCGAGCCATTTATTATTTCTTAGACTTGTTTTTAATGCTTTTTTTGTCTGCCTTATCCTTCTTTTCGGTCTTTTCGGCTTTCTTCTTTGGCGGCGTGTAGGCTTTAGCGCGCTTAGATTGTATCAACCTTTTCGCTTTTCTGTCGCTTACCTCTACCTTGTCGCCTTTTTTGTGTCCTGTTATGGACTTGATTAGTTCTACTTTCATAGTATAAGTTTAAAAAGTAAGGGGTTTTTACACCCCTTACAATAGTATAGAATCCTATTAAGGAGTCTCTAACGCTGCTTGAGCGGCTGCGATACCGTCAATGTGCAAGAACGCTCCGTAGTGTACGTTTCTAATAACTAAGGCTTTTCTTACTGATGCCTTAAGTCTAGTTACGTCCTCTAGCCAGTCCGTACCGTGTTGAGTAGCTACATCTAAAGTAACACCTCCCATTCCAAACATAGTACCGAAAGTAAAGTCTCCGATATATGCCTCGTCTTGTGGTACTAATTGGTTCTCGATAATTCTAACACCTCTTACGCTCATACCGTCCTGCGTCATCCACATTGGCATAACGTAGTTACCGTCTGCGTCTTTAGTAAGTCGCATCAACTCCGCGTCCTCTGGGTTCATAATGATTGCATTAGGAACAAAAGCGTTGTTTTGTCCTGCGTTTGCAATCTGCACTAACCCCGTAGAAATTACGTCGTAGATACTAGCGTCGTCGATTGAAGCGGCAAAATTACCCGCTGCCCAGTTTGGTGCGATAGTGTCTACTCCTGTAAGTTGGTTAGCTGCTCCCGTACCTAATAACGCTTGTTGATCGCAACGCAAATCAACGTTTTTAAGTAAGAAGTTTCTAATTTCAGAGCCTACAAAATCAACGTCCTCTAGAGCCTCTCTAGTAACTGGGATAGAATCACCAATTTTTTCTACTGGTAAAGTCCTCTCGATCCAATCAATAGCAGACTCAGGGTAAGTCGCAGACTCGGCGATATTAGCCGCGTTGTCTGTTTGGCTGTTTTGCTCCCAGTATCTAACTACTCCGTTAGAGTTAGGGCTTACAGTACCTACGCTAAACAAGTCAATAATAGCGTTTGAACGTCTTGGTATTTGTCCTACACCTTCCACAGAATGCGCCATAGTATTATTTGCTACGCTTGCTCTTGTTACTTCTGTTTTTAATTCAAGGTTAAACCCTTTAGACTTACCGTCAATGAAAGACGCTATTTCGTCTTTCTTAGCGTTCCAAACGTGTTTAAGTTCTTCGCTCATGTTCTTAGGAGCTTCTAAGGCTGCGTTAGACTTTCTAAGGTCTGCAAGTGTTTTGCCTTGCTCTTCCATAGCTTTTTCTAACTGCTCTACGTGCTTCTCCTTAAGCTCTCCGAACTGCTTTTTTAACTCGTCTACTACTTCCGTTCCTACTTTAGCCTCCATTTCTTTCTTAAGAGCGTCCATTTTAGAACCATTCAAAGCAACCATATAGGCTGCCTTTTCTTCAACTTTAAGTCCGTGCGCTTCGTTTTCTGAAAGCTCGTTGAACTTGCCGTCTTTAATCCAAATTTGTTCCATTTGATTATAAATTATTAATGATTGTATTTAAAAATAAATTGTCTTCCTCACGCTTTAACGTCTCGGCTTTTAAAGTGTCATCGTCTGACGGCTTAGAAAGTGATTTAATTAAATTACCTAACTGGTCGTAAGATTTTTGTAGCTCTGCCCCTCTCTCTTCTGATATGGTAGAACTTTTTAATATTTTCTCTAGGCTTTTAAACATGGTCTCTACGTCTTCAAGGCTTTTAAGTCCTGTTAAGGGTGTATTCATGTTAGCACCCCAAGCGGTAAGGCTCGAAACTTCCCACAGCTTAACCTCGCTTATAACATTAGCGTCTAAACTAGTGTCGAACTTCTCCTTTACAGTTTGGAAACCGTGACTATGTTCGGTTATAATGCCCTCTTGATACTGTATAAGTGTGTCTTTACCTAGTGTACTCTTTGACATTTGACTAACAGCGTAAGCCCCTTTAGAATCTTCGTGTAGTTCAAGTATTCGCCCAACGGCTAAATGCGGGTCGTGGTTCTTAAAGTGTTTGATTCTAGGTAAGTTTTCTTTGATCGACTTAGTAAATGCGCCCTTTCGCATTATGTCGCCGTCTGAATCCTTATTATCAAATGCCGAAAAGTAAAAAGATACGATACCCTTAACGGTGTCCGCGTCCTTTAATTCTAAACCGCAGCTTTTAAAGTTTTTATTCATTGTCTTGATTTTGATTTAACAAAGTTACAAAATTCATTGCTTCGTCTTTTGTCATGTCGTGAGAGTGGGCTATAATGTTGGCGGCTGCCTCTGGGTCTAAACCGTTTTTAACCTCTGCTACCACTTTCATAATGCTATTAATTACCTTCTCCGCTTTAGCTGCTTTCTTCTCTTCGTCCTCTTGTAACGCTCCTATGTGTTCTAGGTCTTGTATTACTTGATAGTTTTTGCCGTCCTGCTCGCTCCATTCGGTTACTATCTCTCTGTTATACTTAGACAATAAACGCCTATCTACTGGCAAGACCGCGTTTTCGTAAAATGCTTTTAAGGCTGTCTTTTGATTGGCAAAGGTCTTATTTGCAGGGTCGTTAAATAGCTCAGAAGGTGCGCCGTAAACATTACAAAGGGTTCTAAGGTTTTCTATGCCTGTCTCTAATATCTTTAAGTCATTGGACGACATACCAAGCTGTAAGAACTTAGCGGAAGAAACACCCTGTATTATTCTATTGAAATTCTTAGCCCCGCCTAACATCTTATCAAATAAACCTTGCTGTATTTTCCTGTCGTCTGGTGACATTGAATAATCACTCTCATTGGTTACGATACCCGCCGCGCCTCTGTTCTTCATCATTGCGTCCTGAGCTTCGGCTCTTTGGTTGTCTCCTGAGAGTGTTAACCAAGAAGCGGAAAGCGGAGACATACCCCTAAGAGATTCTATGCCCCTTGTCGTCGGGTTAACGTATTGTTGATGTATGATCTCTTCGAGGGTAAACTTCTCCTTAGTCCGTCCTAGTTCAAACTGATAGCCGCTAGGCTTTAACGGTTCGTTTTGATTGGTCAATACTTCGATTAACTGACTCGGTAAGGTCATTAGTTCGCGTGTGGCTGTGAATCCTATAGCCTCAATACGTCGCCAAAATAGGTCACCCGTAGTAAGAAAATAAGTATATGAAACCTCTTTAAAGTCTTTAATAGTTTGCTCTTCGTTGGGATTCATTACGAAGTCATAAAACCGCCCCTCGGTTATTGGCTCTATTGTGCCGTCTCGCATTACCTCTACAGGTTGCCAGGGTATGTCTGAACCCGTTTCGCTTATCTTACGAATAATAGAGTAAGCCTGTGCGTTACGGCTGTAGCCCTCTTTTAATAACTTATCGTCTGTGTGTTGACCTTGGCTACCGTCGTAGCCTATTACGGTAAAGTTCCCGTTTGCTAAGTCTCTGTGTTGTAGGTTGCTTAAAAATCTAAATTCTTGATGCTTTAAACCCGTCAGGGCTTGAAATGCTTTAGAGGCTAACCATTCTTTCATACGAATATTTTAAGACAAAGTTAATAAATTATAATAACCCGACTGATTGAGTGAGCCTATCGAACACATAGCGTATGCCGTCAATTAAATGATTGTAGTTATCAATTGGGATTCCTGCTTTCATTCCTGCTTTCCCGTTCCAAATATAGTTATTTAATTCGACCTTTAAATTAGGGCTATTTCCGCATACGATAATTGTATAGTCTTGCATGTTCTTAATGCCTGTTTTTATGCTGTCTTTACCCTTACGGCATGGTGACACGTTTAGACGCTCGTTAATCAGATCGTTAATTAATCTCTTTTCGGCACAGTCCGCGACAATTAAACTGCCCTGTTCGGTGTGTTCTCTAAGTAGGCTTACTATGTTACTGGTCGAAAGCTCTTTTAAATATGCCTTTTCTTCTACATAGATTAGCTTATTTTTTTTGTCTACTGCTACCTTAGTTAAGGCGGTAGGGTCTGGGCTAAATCCAAAGTCTAAGCCATAGGCAAAAGGTAACGAAGTGTCAAAAGTTCCTTCTTTCCAGTTGGTAAATACAGTACCTTGTAACATACCCGTTTTACCTTGTAACATACCCGTTTGTCCTAGTCCGTATACCTTATACCAGTTATCCCAATACTCACTTGTTTTGGCTTTCTCTTTGGCTTTTAAGATGTATTGTATTGCGCTTTCTGGGCAACTCTCATTATCTAAGTAGGTCAGTATTAAAAAGTCTACGTCTTTGTCGTTCTCTAGGTGTTCGTTAAACCAGAATCGGTGCGTAGGATTCCAGTCTAAATAAACCTCTCCTTTCGTCCTTACTGATAACTCGCTATAACTTTCAAAGCTGACATTATTAGCCTCGTTGATGTACAATATATCACGCCTTGCCCCTCTTAGTTTGCTGTTGTCGTCTGCGCTGAAGAACTCTATGTATGAGCCATTAGAAAACGTGTAACGACTGTCGGTGCTGTGCCATTGTTCGCGATTCCATCTTTTTGTTGATTCTAGTATTTTTTTGAAGTCCTTTATAACACCCCTTTTAAGGTGTGGGACGCTTTCGGCTACTACTGATATTTCTAGCCCCTTCTTTTTTAACGCTTTGTCTATTAGTATAGGGAGTATGCCGTATGTTTTACCCGCGCTTGTACCGCCCTGAATAGCTTTTATTCGCTTGGTTAGCTTTAGTATTTTGTTTATTGCGGTTGTGCGGACAAACATTACTCATGTGATACGTCAGGAAATAAAGGGGGCTCTTGTTTTATTTCTATTTGCTTCTGCTCTGGTGCGTTTAGTCCTAACATTTCATTAATAACCTTTAAAGCGTTTATTCTATCCCTTGTTGCTTCTTTTTTTACTCCCTCCTCTTCTTTTTCTATTATTTCCTTTAAGTGGTTTATGTTAGATAATGCGCTTACTCCTGCCAGTTTCGCGAGGTCTTTTTGTATCTCTTCTATGTATTCCTTTATGTTAGTATTTGTTAGTAGCTTAGAAGCGTTAACTCTTGCTGTTTCGTCTGTTACATCTGGATAGGCTACCTTGTATGATCTTGAGCCGTTCCAATCTATTACGTACTGTTCTGCAAATATTCTATGTTCTGGTTTTAGAGGCTTATTTTCTTCTGCCATAATCTTACATTATTGCTATTGCTATAGCTGTCATTACTATTACAAAGATAATACAAGTTACGATAATTTGCATAATAGGTTATTTAGGTAGTAAAAAGATGAATAATAATATCCTTTATTAATGTTTCATGTTTTTACCCTTTTTATAACACCCGCTAAAACTGATCTCGTAAACTCGACCACGCTCAAGCTAGTTTTAGCTCCGCGTTATAATCCATTAAGAAACAGCTTTTAAAAACCATTCCCAACGTTCTTTTACAAAGTCTTTTGCTTCATCCAAACTAAAGCATACTTTATGCTCGTTTGCTGTGTCGTTTTG